GAAGAAATTTTTTAAACGATGCAAAAGGTGATGAAGAATTAGCTAAAATTTATAAAGCTAATCACATTGTTACTGATATGCTTAAACAAAGATTTACTCCTTTTGAATTACGTGTTGTAGGTAAAGGAAAAACAATAGGAGATTCTTCAGGTTATTTGCAAGCTAGAAGATTTATAAATCTTAAAGATAATGAAATTTCTTTTGTACTAGAAAATAATACGCAAACTATATTAGAAGATTATTTTACTAATGCGGCTAGGGCTATTGAACGAACAAATTATTTTGGTAAAAATGTAAACGAATTTGATAAAATTTATGTTCAACCAATTGTAAACGAATTAAATGTTAATGGAATGCCTCTTAATCAAGCTGAAGATGTAGGTACAAGATTAAGAGATATGCATAAACGTGTTACAGGTATTGAAACTTTTGCAGAATCACCTTTTAAAAAATATGCAAGTTTAAGAACTTTAGCTGATTGGGGAAAATTAAGCCAGCAGATGGCTCATCTTCCTTTTGCTACACTTTCAAGTATAACAGAACCTTTTTTACTTTTAACTAGAGCAGGTAAATCAGATGCTCCTAGAGTTTTATCAGATATTGGAAAGGCTTTAGTTAAAGAAGGTTTTAGTATTGTTGATAGAAGTGTTAAAGGTTTTCAACGAGGTGTGTTACGTCAAAGAGTTAAAGGTATAAAAGATATAGATGACGAAGCTTGGGGAGAATTATATCAAACTGGATTAGCTTTAGAGCAAGCAGTACAAGAAAGACTTGAAGGTCTTGCAGGTGAAGGTATACATAATCAATATGCAAAACTAGGACAACAAGCATTTTTTAAACTTAATTTACTTACTCAGTGGACCAAAGCTGTACAACTTGCATCCTTTACAACTGGTAAAAGATTAATTAGACAAAATGCAGAAAAACTTTCTAAAAGTAATTTAAGTAAAAGAAAGAAAAAATATCTTACTAAACAGTTAGGTGACTTAGGTATTGATGCTGATGAAGCTGTTGCGTGGTATAAAGGTTCTTTAAAAGATGGAGAATTTGATACTGTTTTATCAAAAGCAAAAGGTAAACAAGAAGATTTTTATAATCAAAAATATACATCAGGAGCTAATAGATTTGTAAAAGAAATTATTCTTAACCCCAGTACTGCGGAAGCTAACAGACCATTATGGTTTTCTAATCCTTCTGCACAATTATTAGTACAGTTTGCAGGATATCCTACAGTATTTAATAATACAATACTTAAAAGATTTTCAAATGAATTACTTAATAATACATCTCAATCTATACCAAAATTATTGCCTACTTTATTTTTAATGACAGGAGTAGCTCATGTGGGTAATACTATAAGAAGTAATGGTCAAAATTTAGTAGATTATGAAACAGGTTATAAAAAAGATGATGGTGATATAATATTTGAAGCTGTTCGTAGATGGGGTGGTATTGGTCCTTTTGACTATGTGGCAAAATTTGATAGTGAATATGATAGAAATGCAGGAGATGTTACATCATTTCTTAAAACTTTTGCTGGACCTTTACCTCAAGATGTTATTGATGCTGTATTGTATAGAAAAAATATACCAGAAATATTAATTACTAATGTTCCAGGATATGGTTTAATACCTCCTGATATCCGTAAAGAAATGAGAAGTGCGGCAAGGGGTAAATCAACAAGTAAAGAATTTAAACCTGTTACAGCTAATTATGCAAGAGGTGGTATAGTAAATGTACCTAATGCAAAAGACGAACCAGACGAAATGATTAATAGACAAACAGGATTACCATTTAACGCATCCTCAGAAACAGTACAAGATTTAGAAGATAGGGAGTTAAAAGCTCAAATGGAAGGACTGGGGTTATGAATATACAAGAATGTAAAGAACAAATTAAAAGACACGAAGGAGAAGTGCTTAAAATATATGAGGATAGTTTAGGCTATAAAACTTTAGGAGTTGGACACCTTTGTCAGCCGCAAGACCCTGAGTATACGTGGGAAGTAGGTACGCCTGTTAAACAAGAAGTAGTTGACTTATATTACGCAGATGACTTTGACAAACATTATAGAGAAGCAATACATATCTACGGTACTGTACCTTCTTTTAATAGATTACCAGAGCCAATACAACATGTGTTAGTTAATATGTGTTTTAATTTAGGCGGCACAAGACTTGCAAAGTTTAAGAATATGTTAAAGGCTTGTAAAGCTGGGGATTGGAATCAAATGGCTGTTGAAATGGAAGATAGCCGTTGGTTTAATCAAGTAGGTAGACGTAGTAGAGAATTACAAATGATGGTAAAAGGAGTAGGTGAATGAAAAATTTATTAAAAAACATAGTAGGTGCAGTAGCTCCTACGTTAGGGACTGCTTTAGGCGGTCCTATGGGTGGTATGGCGGCGAATATGATAGCCGAAGTATTGGGAGTACCTAATACACCTAAATCTATAGAGAAGGCTATAGCAGAAGCTACGCCTGAACAGATGTTAGAGCTTAAAAAAGCTGAACAAGCTTTTGAAATCCAGTTAAAAGAGTTGGACGTAGATGTATTTAAATTAGAAACTGAAGACAAGCAAGATGCTCGTGGAAAGTTTTCAAGGGATTGGACAGCAAGGATTATGGGTATAACTGTTGTCGGAGGATTCATGGGTTATATATTTCTTGTTACCTTACAACCACCAGAACAAAACTCTGAAGCCCTTATTAACTTAGTGCTCGGCTATTTAGGCGGTTTAGCTAGTGCTGTAATTAGTTTTTATTTTGGAGCATCTCACACTCCTAAAGAATAACATCTAGAATTAACACAGATAGAAAGATTAAAGGAAAGATTGATAATGTTAAAACTATGGACAGTGTGGAAGTATGCATTAGGTTCATTTAGTGATAAAGATACAGCACCTGTAGAAAATCAAATTACAATTATACGAACTATTATTCTTTTAATTAATCTTGCTTGTGCTTGTTTAATTATGACTAATATTTTAAAAGAATGGATAGGATAAAATGAAATTAAAACCCACATTTAGAAGCGATAAAGCAGAACGTAACTGTTGGTTCTGTATATTTTTTTGGTGTATGTTTGTAGTATTCTGGTCAGGATATACACTAGCAAGTTAAGTAGTATTTAAATTTTAAACACTAGGAGATATGAAAATGTCAGATAAAGGTATCGTCATCCCAACATGGGCAATTCCACTAGTAGTTAGTTTGTTTGTTGGTGCTGTATCTTACGGTGCGGCACAAGCTAATGCTGAATCTACTACAAAGGAAGTTAAGCGCATTGAAATTATTGTCAAGGAGACTGCTAAAAAAGCGCAAGATAATGGACAAGCCCAAGCTGTAACAGAGACTAAAGTTGATGCAATTGTAGAGTCATTGGCTCGTCAAGAAAAGATTCAAGAAAAAACTAATGAGCAGATACAGGCATTAGTACAGGCGTTGTTGGCTAAACAATAATGAAGATGGTGTTTGCTCTATTGTTTTTCGTTAACGGCGAGGTAGTCGCGGAGCAGACACTTTATTACTTGAAAAAGTCACACTGCATTTATATGTGTCAAGAGTTATCAAGACCTAGCAACAAGTACGAACCCGTTGACTGCAAATGTCAGGTCCAGTGGGTTGATGTTAATAGTACGGTAATACGATGAAACAATTAGTGTTTGCATTAATGTTAGAAACGCTTACTGCTGACGGTCTTGTAATTGAGACAGAAGAATATGGTGTGTGGGCAGATGTAAACAAATGCACATACTTTAGTAGAAGTATCAGTCTACAAAATGTAGAAGGTCATGCAGGAGTTACATTTAAAAAAGCATACCCTGTGCCTATCAGAGCTTACTGTAAGCCTAAGTACGTAGACCCAGAAACTACAGAGATATTTGAATGATTAGCGGTCAAGATTGGTCGGATTCTGCCACTTGGTGGGGGCTTGCTTTAGCAATGATTCCTTTTTGTGGGGCAATGTATGCTTTTATATTTATTTAATATGTAATAATATTATTAACATGGATACAATAAACAAAAACGTACCCCTAAACATTCGAAGAAAAGTCATGTTATCGTGGAGAAAAAAGGTAACAAAATCAAGACGATTAGGTTTGGAAAACAGGGGTCAAGCATCGCAGGGAAACTCAAAGAGGCTGAATCTTACCGTATAAAAAAGAAACGAGCCTCTTTTAAAACTTGTTGTTTAATCATCCATTTTTCTAGCATTTAAATTAGCTTCAATATAATTATGAACTTCATCTAATTTTTTTGTAGCTTCTCTAATTATAGTATGTAATGTAGAATATTCTTCTGTACTAAAATACTTTTTAAGTTGAGTAATATCTGTTGTTAATCTTTCAGTAACTAAGTTACCTGTTCTATTATATAATAATTTATAACCAAGTAACTCAGCTTCATCTCTTTTATTTTTCATTATTCTATCCCTGTAAAAGTTACAGAGTCTTGTCTTCCTCGTAGTCCTGCTTTCATGTAAGTGGTTGCCCTACCTTCAAAGAAGTTCTGATGTTCTACACCCATAACTTCATCAATCCAGCCTAGTGGATTTTCTCTTTGGTCGTAGTTAGTTTTTAAACCTAGTTGTAATAAACGTCTATCAGCTATGTATCTATTATAAGAATACATATCTTTTTTAGTTAGTCCTTGTAAGTCACCCATTTCAAACACTAAATCTAAAAATTTATCTTCAAGTTCTACCATGTCTCTACATATTTGATAAAGCTCTGCTTTAAAATCATCTGTCCATATTTCAATATTTTCTTGAATAAACTCACGGAATAGTTTAGTCATAGCTTCAACATGCATAGACTCATCACGTATAGAGTAAGTAACAATCTGTCCCATACCTTTCATCTTACCAAAACGTGGGAAGTTTAACAAAATAGCAAAGCTACTAAACAATTGTAGTCCCTCTGTAAAAGCAGAATAAACAGCCAGTGTCTTAGCTATAGTTCTTTTGTCCGATTTTAATGGTTTAAAGTTACCAACATAATCATGTTTATCTGCCATCTCTTCATACTCAGCAAAAGCTTTATATTCTATTTCAGGCATACCAACTGTATCAAGTAATAAACTATACGCATCTTGATGTATAGATTCCATGTTAGCAAAAGACGACATCATCATACGTGCTTCAGGTTTTTTAAAGATAGGCATATACTTATCAATGTATCCTGATGCTACGTCTACATCTGATTGAGTAAACAATCTAAATATCTGTGTTAGTAAATGTTTTTCTTCCGGTGTTACATCCTGCCAATCTTTAACATCTGTATGTAAAGGCACTGATTCTGGCATCCAATGCATTTGATTTTGTAGTTTGTAATACTCATACATCCAAGGGTATTCAAACGGTTTGTAATAGTCTCTAGTAGTTATTAAGCTCATTAAAATACTCCTTTAATGTTTGTAATTTATCTTCTGCATTAGCTAATTTTTCAATTAATATATCCATTGATTCAATAATATTATTATGTTCAGCGACACCTACACTGTTGTTAAAATAATTTATTAAATTAGCTTCTGCTTCTGTTCTTTCTGCTTCATACTTTAATATTAAAGCATTATATAGTTTATGTTTTATCATTTTTTATCCTTCGCAAGCAATACATTCAACATCATCTAAACGAATCCTTGGTATTTTAGTGTTTACGTTTTCTACGTTTCGTGCCGCATTAGTTCTAAAATAATACAAAGATTTAAGTTTGTTCATGCCATACCAGTGTACATCATTGACATACTGCATGTATGTGTCGTGTGTTTCTTGTGACTCTGTACTTTTAGGTAAAGTAAAAAATAAATTAACTGACTGTGCTTGACAAATAAATTGTTGTCTTTGATATGCATGTTCAACAATCCAAATTTGATTTATTTCATTTGCAGTTTTAAATATTTCCTTTTCTTTATCATTAAGAATATCCAAGTGTTGTACTGAACCTTCGTTAGCTGATATATCTTTCCATATTTTGTCTAGCTCTACAACTTTAAGTCCTTTAGATTTTAAAACTTTTTCAAGATATTTGTTTTTAACTTGATAACTACCTGACAAAGTTTTATGAGTATAACAGTTAGCCCTGAAAGGCTCAATAGAAGGGGAAGTACCACTGCATATAATCCCACTACTAGCATTAGGAGCAATAGCCAATAGGTTAGTATTCCGATTGCCTGTACCGTGTATGTCAGGAGCTTCTCCCCTATCTTCAGCAAGTTGTTTAGTAGCTTGTGTAGCTTTAGCTTTGATATAGGTAAACGCTTTATGGTTGAACCCAGTTGCAAAGATACCCTCAAAAGGAATGTTCTTAGATTGGAGATACGCATGGAACCCCATTGCACCCAATCCGATGCTACGCTCTCGATATGCTGAGTACGCAGACTTAGTAAATCCTTCCTTTCCTTCTCTAATGTACTTCTGAAATCTTTTAAAGTTTGCACTGTATTCTCCTAGTTGTTCTGTGTCTACTGCATTGTCAATATAATGTTGTAATATATTATCAAGCATAGTTACTAAATCTTGTATGAAGTTATCATCCTTAGACCAAGAATCAAAATGCTCAAGATTTACAGATGACAAACAACATACGGCTGTTCGTTCTTCATTAGTAGGTAAAGTAATTTCAGAACAAAGATTGCTCTGCTGTATTTTTAATCCTAAATCTTTTTGTGTTTTAGGTAAGTGTTGATTACAAATATCAATGTTTATCATGTAAGGCTCACCCGTCTCTGCCCTAGCATGTATAATTTGCCACCACAAATCTCTAGCATTTATTATTTTAATAGCTGTGTTAGACTTAGGGTCAATCAATCTCCAATCTTCATCATTTTCAACAGCTTTTAAAAAAGCATTTGTAATGTTAATACCATTATGAAGATTTAAATTTTTTCTATTAATATCTCCACCCGATTCTTTACGCATGTTAATAAACTCTTCAATCTCTGGATGACTGATGTCCATATATGCGGCATAACTTCCTCGTCTTGTAGTGCCTTGATTAAAGGCTAACATTTGTGAGTCTACAACGTGGAGGAAAGGAATGCTTCCAGTAGAACGAGAGCCATGAGAAGTTGAAACACCATTGCTCCTAATATCGCCCCAATATCCACCGATGCCTCCACCACTACTTGCGAGCCATACGTTCTCATCATAGTGAGCAGATAAACCACCCCTGCTGTCAGGAACATAATTGAGAAAACAACTGATAGGAAGCCCACGGCTTGTACCCCCGTTACTAAGTATAGGAGTACTGAACATGAACCAACGAGAGGAAGAGTAGTTATAAAGTCTTTGAGCCAATTCAAAATCTGTTTCCCCTTTGTAGGTTGCTCCGTAGACGGAGGCTCTTGCGAATGCTTCTTGTGCATGTGTTTCTTTCTCCCAAAAATATCTATCTTTTAAAGTGTCAAGACTAAACTTATCAAATGTTTTTTCTTTGTCATAGTCTATCTCAATTCCAAGATAAGGTTTCTTTCCAATTTTATCTTCAACCATTATTTGATTCCTTATCAGTCTTGTTTGTTTGTACGTATAAAGCTATTATAGCATAGTGAATAATTTTAAGCAAGTCCATTTTAGATTTACCATTCTTTTTTCCGTACCGCATTGCATACTTCATGATGTTACCCATACAAAAACCTTCTCCGTGTCCTGCATCTAGTATCATATCAGTAGCTTGATACTTGCCGTTGGCATAGTGTTGGTCATATGTTTGATTTACATAGAGTATTATGTCTTTTATTATTTTATCTTCATCAAATTTATAGTTCATTATTTTTCCATTCGTGAGGTAAACTTTCTTCGTTGTACCATCTAAAGTTATTAGTCTCAGCCCACTCAGCATGAGTACGTTTAGTTCCATCTTTTCTTTTCTTTGCGGCTGGCATTGGAGCAAAAGGTTTTTGGAATAAGAATACTAATTCGTAACCTTTTGGTAAAGCCTCCCTTACATGGATGTATTTACTGTACTCTGCAAAATCCCAGAACCTACCCTTTGCTTCTAATAAAATTGTCTTGCCTTTTATTTTCTTAACAAAGTCAGGCTCATATTTATGTTTAATTACATAGTCAACCGTAT